GAAAGGCAAATAGGTGTTAACAATTTGGCTAACTTGAGGTTTGTGACAATTATTGTATAATTTAAATTAACTAAAATGTCAACAAATATTATTTTTTATTTTCCCAGTTTTTTATAATGTCATTCCTTACAAACTTTTTTTAAAAAAAGTTCAAAACATAGACAAAAAACTAGGAAACTAGGAAAAATAGCAGAAAACAAGGAAATATTAGAAAAAAAACTAGGAAAAAACTAGGAATTTTTCCCAAAAAGTAGGAAAAATATCAATATATATTACTAAATTTAGTATTTTATTCCTAAAAAGTAGAAATCCTTATGGACAAAAAATAGAAACTTTTTTTAAAAAAAACTTTGTATATAATGACATTATGGTAAAAATAGATATGCCACAAAGAAAAAGAGAAGTAAGAACCATTGATGATCTAACCGATAAACAAAAGAAGTTTATTGATATACTTGTGGATAATTGGGGTTCAATATCTAAAACAGACGCATATTTGAAAGCTGGCTATGAAACAAAAGGTAACAAAGTTGATAAGGGAAGTGTTGCAGCAATAGCAAGTAAACTTACAAACCCAAAAATAAACCCGCATATTTGTAGATATCTTGAAATTAGATTACAGCAAGAACAAGAAAAATATGAAAAAGATAAACTTAGAAGATACAAAATATTTGAAAGATTAAGAAATGGCGCTGAAACAAAAGGACAATACACCGGGGCTATAAATGCAGAGTTTAGGGCTGGACAATTAGCAGGACAATTTGTTGACAAAAAAGAAATTGCGCATACCACTTTAGAGGGCATGAGTAGAGATAAATTAGAAGAACGTCTCAAAGAATTAGAAAATAAAATTAAAGACGCCGATAACATAATTGATGTGACACCAGAAAAATGAATTGTTGGCATTGTAAAGCAGAATTAATTTGGGCAAATGATTTTGACATTGATGATGAAAATGATGATTTTTGTATGGAAACTAATTTAACTTGTCCAGAATGTGGTTCATTCGTAGTGGTTTATTTGCCTAAACAATTACCGAAAGATAAATAATGAGAGAGTCCCAAATATGGAGACTTATTAACACGATTCAAAAACCCTATCGGGATTGGCATCTCATTAGAATTGAGTCCAGTACAATCAACGGAATCCCTGATGTTAACGCTTGTATCGAAGGTAATGAATTTTGGTTTGAGTTAAAGTCAAATGATGACAAGAATTACGGCATATCAAAATACCAAATTAATTGGATAATCAAAAGACAACGAGCTGGTGGTAAAGCTTTTATCTTGCATAACTCCCCCTTGAAGAGAGAGTTCAAAATTCTCGAGATCCGTGATTCTGGTCTCCCGTTTCCCGTTTCCCGTTTCCCGTACACTAAACCCGCTACCATTTTACCATCGATCCTGATCGAGCTGGCCAGGCGCGCTGCAGCGTGAAGCTGGTTTCCCGTTTCCCGTACAAAGTTGCAGTTTTCTGGGACTTTTTCAATCCATCTGACTGACCAGCGCGCAGCGGGGAAGGTTCTGCTCCCTGTAAAGTTCCCGAACTCTTTAGTTTTCTGCAGTTTTCTTCACGCTGTAAAAAAGTTGTTGACTGGATCAGGATCCTGAGTTATATTCAGGCTGTTAACAATTTGGATATTAACTTTAATATAGGAGAAGCAATTATGTCCGAAAATATATGCAGCTGCTGCAAGCAGCCAATAGAAAAAAATGCTAAAAATCAATTCTGGACCTTGGGACAAGAGGGCTGGCCATTGTTCAAAGGCAAGATATGTGACGTGTGTCATGAAGAATGGCAGGCGGATATAATAAAAGCTAGGATGGTGCAGGCATGAGTAAAAAAAACGAAAAACAGATTGAGTGGGTTATGAGTGAAGTTAGTAAAATAATAAATCAAGCTCACGCAAAAAAATATGAATGTATAAATGTGTGGCAAGCTTTGAATCAATCTTCTATTGAATATGGTTTTGACTGTGCACCAACTAATACAAACGCAACTATGTTTGCTCTAATGAATTTAGTAGACAAACTTAAATATTTAGAAGAAGAAAGGGTAAAACATGACTGACAATACTTATAATGGCTGGACCAACTACGAGACGTGGCGTGTAAAGCTAGAAATGATTGATAACTTTGCTAGTGTCGAACATCTAGCACCAGACTTTGATCGTGACGAATTAAAAGCGTATTGCACTGAGTTGCTGGATGAGGAGTTTAGAACATTGGAACATGTGCCTGTCCAGCGGTTCGGTCGTGATTATGCGTACACGTTCCTGGATGCCGTTAATTGGGCAGAGATTGAAAGGTCCCTTGTTCAAGATTACGAGGAGGACCAGCAGATCGCATGATGGCTTTCATACTTACTATAATAATAATGGCAATATTTTTTCCACGGCTGAGTGCTTTCTTAGCCGTGGTGATTGCCTGTGTGGTGTTTTCATTTTTATAACGTTTCCCGTTTCCCGTTTGTGGAGGCTGCTCTTTCTTTTTTTCTTCATCCAATCTGTCGCCTGGCGCAGCGGGGAACTTTTCTGGAGAAAAATATGGATTGTTAAAAAATTTTTTTCTTGACTGCAATTTTATTCTTTATATAATAGAGTTGTTAACAATTTATAAAGGAGAAAAAAATGGGTTTCGATTTATACGGACTTAATCCAAAACTAAAAGGCGTTAAACCATCTATTGATTGGAATACTGCTACCGATAAAGATAAAGATAATTATGTGAGAGCTTCAAATATCTTTGAAGAAGAAAATCCTGGACATTACTTTCGTAATAATGTGTGGTGGTGGAGACCATTGGCATATTTAATAGAAGATAAATGTAAAGATTTTTTAACTGACGAGCAAAGAAAAAGTTTACATTATAATGACGGCAAAGAATATTCGGACAAGATTGCAGTTAAAATTGCAAACAGATTGCAGGAAGTCTTGGATAAAGGCGAGTTGCTCAAGTTAAAAGAAGAACACGATGCACAAATGGAGAAAGCTAAAAAGCATAACGATATTTTAAAAAGTAAAATGAAAGAAATAGTTGATGCTCACGACGGAGTTGCTCCAAAAGATTTGCCAAAAGAAGAATTTACAAATTGGCAAGAACTTCAAAAACAAAAAAATTGGGCTAGTTCTTATCCATTTGAGATTGACAACGTCAAAGAGTTTATACTGTTCGCTCGTTGTAGTGGTGGTTTTTCAATATGTTAAGTTCCTTCCTTGAACTGCTAGGAGTATTTCTAGCAGTTCTCATTTTCTTTTTACTAATCAGATAAATATATTTCCCGTATCCCGTTTGCCGTCCCGTTTGCCGTTTGTTGGTTTTCATTAACCAGCAGCGGTGCGCGCGCCAGATCATTCTACCAGTAAAAAAAAACACAAAAAAATAAAGTCAAAAAAAATAAAAAAAGTGTTTGGTGTTATTATAAAAATGTGGTCTACTATATATGTGTTAACAATTAAACAATGAAAGGTAGTAATTATGACACAATTAAAACTAAAAAATACTTACTTAACTAAGTTCAAGGAAGAATTTATTGTTAAGTATGGCGAACTAAAACAAGAAGTTTTAGATAAGCAAAAAATACTAACTAATATGAAACCTTTAATTCTAGAAGTATTTGATGATTTAAATACCTCTATGATTAATATCACAAAGGTTGCTAAATATAAAGGCACTACAATTTCTAAGATTACTAGAGAAAGTAGTTATGCAGTAAATGGTAATGGTACTAAATTACTTGATGCAAACAAACAACCTATTTTAATTTCTGGTAGAATAGACACTAAGAAATTAAAAGAGAAGTATCCTAATGTTTATGCAGACTGTTTAAAAGCAGTTAAATCAGTTGAAATAAAGTATGACATTAAGAAAGTTGGTAAATAATGCCAAACTTATTAGATACTATTATTAATACTAACCTCACTACTATCAATGATAGTAGTGAGATTGAACAACCTAATGAACGTAATGTTAGAGAACCTCATTCTCAATTAAGGTTAAACAATGCTCTAGTCGCAAAAGTATTAGAAGATATAATCGTTGAACATTGTTCTAATTATAACAATGAACAATCACAAGCCTTAATGAATGACGTTCAAAGTGCATTACATCAAGTTAGAATATCAATACTTAGATAACACAATAAAAGGCTTACATTAATTTGTAAGCCTTTTTTCTTTTACAATTCCTCACATAACAACCTAATTAATAAAGTATTAGACTTCATTAAATTATTTTATGCTTATCTACGGCTCTTAAAATCGGTCGTTATTAAATAAAACAATACAATTCCCATATAAAAATTAGGTTACGCAAACAGGTTTACCTGTATCAAGTTTTATTTTCCCCGCGGGCGCAACGCTTAAAAAGAGACTCTCAACCTGTTCCAAACACAATATCTAGTATGTTTTTGTATTCCCACGCACAAGATATAGGTTCTTGCGACAACGACAGCCTACGGCAAGATCAATACATACATATGTTTGCATTTTCTTATGACCTAGATTATAGTGTTTTGTATGTCAATTAATAATTTGACCACAGACAAATTGAGGCTCGAAGTAGAGAGGCTCTTGATAAAAAACATAAAACTGTGCCAAGACAATTTTTTATATTTTGTAAAAGAGATGTGGCCCGATTTTATATATCGTAAAACCAAACTAAGGGATAACTGGGGTCATCACCAAATAATTGCAAATGAATTTACTAAAGTGGCTGCAGATAAAAAAGGGAGGCTCATAATAAATATGCCTCCTAGACATACCAAATCAGAATTTGCTTCAATTTATTTTCCAGCATGGATGATAGGGAAGTTTCCTAAAATGAAAATTATGCAAGTATCACATAACACAGAACTTGCAGTACGATTTGGTTCTAAGGTTCGAAACATCGTAGGCTCACCTGAATACAAACAAATATTTGGTGACGTCAGGTTACGAGAAGATTCAAAAGCCAAAGGTAGATGGGAAACTAACCAAGGTGGTGAATATTACGCAGCTGGCGTCGGAGCGTCAATCACGGGTCGTGGTGCGGACTTACTGATTATTGATGATCCACACACGGAACAAGACTCTTTATCTGATATGGCTATGGACAGAGCTTTTGAATGGTATGCTTCAGGTCCACGACAGCGTTTACAACCCGGAGGCTCAATTCTGCTTGTGATGACAAGATGGGCAGAAGATGATTTAACAGGTCGTTTATTGAAGGCTCAAACTGAACCGAAAGCAGATACGTGGCGTCAAAT